GGCCACGCGCCTCATGAAGGGCCAAAACTACCGCGTCCCGAGCGTCCACAAGCTCGCGGTAGCGGTCTGGGTGGGGGGAAATAGCCACAGAAAGGGCGATGCGCACCTCTTCACGGAGGCCGGGGCTAGCCAAGACGTAATCCGCCAGGGAAGCGCCCCCCATGACCACCTCCACCGTGCGGTCGGTGTGGCTCGTGTCCGCAAGGGGGTAGTCCACTACCTGCCACCCAGGAAGGGCGGTAGCCACGATGTCCCGAATGGTAGCCAAAAGCTGGGTCCCGCTCACAGGTTCCTCCCGATGTAGGCCATAGCCTCACGGACGAGCTCCGGCCAGTTCTTCACGCTGGCCTCTGCCGCCGGGCCAAGGTAGGGACGGGGCGGGATGGTAACCTGGCGGGCCCGCACCCAGGGGCCCGTGGGGGCGATGGTGTCGGTGGGCTCCCAGAGGCGGAAGACCAGGTAGGGGCGGGCGCGGGGCCGGATGGTGGCCCCAAACTCGTGGACGCGGGCGTAGATGAGGTTCGTGTAGACGCGTTGCTCCCCGTAAGAACCCGGGCTCCATTGCTTGTACGGCCCCTTCTTGATGGACTCACGGAGCTTGCCCGTCCTGGAGATGACACGGCCCATGCTGTGGGCCGAAGGGCCGCCAGACACGTTCTCCTTGGCGCGGGCCACGGTGTCGTCTACTAGGCGGCGAAAGGCGGCGTTAGTCACGGCCACCAGGTTCTCGGGAAAGCGCGTAAGGAGCTCCAGGTTGCGGATATTGACCTCGCCCTGCATCACGCCTCCTTCGCAAGTTCCACAATCTGCCCCGCGTCGGTCGGCCAAACCCGCACCACACGGTAGGCCGAGCCGTCGGGCCCCGTCAGGCGGTCGTCTGGACGCACCGAGTCAACCGTGAGAAGCCGCATCGTGGGGGCCAGGCCCATGAGCGCATCGGCCACACCGGGCCTAGGCTCGGAGAGAAGGCCGCTCACGGGCCCCCTTGGGCCGAGAAGCCGCACTACCATACGGGCCGCACCTCCCCGGGCCTAGAGAGAGTGGCTTGGGCGATTAGGTCGTCAACCCAAGCCCCCGCCCTACGGATGGCGCTAGCCGCCTCCTGGGGCGTTCTGTAGCTCTGAGCCACACCCGCCAAGGAGAGGGAGAGGAGGCGGTTTGGGTCGCTCTCTATGGCCCTGGCCGCCGCCTCATGGGGGCGGTAGTAGGTCGTGCCCCCGTGTTGAACGGCGGTGGCCTGGAGCCACGCCTGCCATTCTTTATCCTCTAGGCTGGAAAGTCGCCAGGCGTCGCCAAGGGGGACGTCCCCGGCAAACCTGCGGGCCCAGGCCAGGGCCCAGGCCAGGGAGGTTGGGTCGTGCGGAACAAGGTTTGCCGGGGAGTACGTCCGCGCCATGATTACGCCTCCTTCCGCCTACGGGAGGGCCGGGCCTCCTCCTGGGGCTCCTCGCCCGGATCAGTCTCAATGACCTCGTAGCCCTTGCGCTGGAGCCAGTCACGGATGTGGGGGTCCAGCTCATGCGCCCTGGCCTCACCCTGAATGAAGGTGAGCCCGGCGGTGACGCCGGTGTAGTCATGGTTAGGCGCCTTGACAACGATCATGCGCCCTCCTACATGACCTTCACGTTGCGGAAGACACCGGCAGCCCTGGTAGATTTGAGCGCTACAGCGGTGACCATCTCCACCTCACCCCGCTTGACGGCACCGGGCTGATCCATGGGGGGCAGGTAGGTAGAGATCAGAAGGCGCCGGGCCTGAGGTGCTACGCCGTGAACCCCATCAAGCCCGAAACGGACGGCGTAGATGTCCGTAAGACCGGAGACACTGTTAGCGTCAATGTTGCGGGTCTCAATGGGCACCACCGGGCCGCCACTAGGACGGTCGCCCAGGTCAATCAGGGGAATCCCGTTGTAGGCGGTCACGGGACGACCAAAGGCGTCCTCGCTCAGGGAGTGGTAGCCGGACCGCCTGGCAATCGCCCTGATGCGGGCGATTACCTTGGTGTTGCCAAGGATGGCAGAGGGCGTCCCGTCCAGGGCGCTCAGCCACTCCTCAAAGATGTCCAGGAACGCTTTGTAGTTGGCGTCAATGGCGTTGGAGTCACTCAGGTCAATGTATTTCCCCGCGTTGTATTCGGTGATGGAACCGGTCAAGGCCTTGTCCAGACCGTCAAAAGCCGTGGCCTGCGTGCCGGTGTCACCATTGATGAAGAGATCATTGAAGAGAGCCTGGGTCTCCTTGATCTTCTCCTGCAGCTGGAGCGCCAGGCGATCCCCTAGGACGGAGGTGTTGACCTGGGTGCGGTCAATGGTGAAGGCGCCACCGAGAATCGCCAGCTGGACGGTGAACGGGGTGGTCTTGGCCTCGCTAGCAGGAAACTCGGTGTTGACGGCACGGGTGGTGGCGCCGCTACGGGTGGTCAGCCGGTAGTATTTGTAGGTCCAGCTGTAGCCGTTGGCGTCCGGGTAGGCGGTGTCGTCAAAGGGGAGGTTGTCCAGGACGTAGTTGGACCGCCTGAACTCGTCAATCACCAGCTTGGACACCGCGTCCTGCATTTCCACTTGAAGCTCAGCAAGGGTCAAAGGCATGGTCTACCTCCTATTTGAGAAGCATGAGCCTGATCGCTTCCGCCAGGCTCGTGGGCTGGGCCTTCCCGCTAGAGGGCGGGTTGGCCCCTGCGTCCACCGGGGCCTTGGTGGTAGCGCGGCGAAGGATGGGATAGCGCTGGAAGAGGGCCTCCAGGTCCACCTTTGGCTCCTCCCCCTCTACCCGGAAGAGGCCATCAGCCTTCGCTAGCTTGAGGGCGGCCTCCGCCGCCGTCTCGTCGCCCAGCTGGGCCATGAGCCGGGCCTTGACCTCTGCTTCCAGAGCCCGCTCCTGGGCCTTCTGCCAGGCGGCCTCAAGCTCGGCCAGGCGCTCCTCCAAGGTCTTCTTCTCTACCCGCCTCTTCGCCGCCTCGTCCCGGGTGGCCTTAAGCTCCCGCTCCAGGGCCTCCAGCCGCTGGCGGGCCGCCTCAAGCTCCCGGGCCATAGCCTCGGGGTCCATCGCCTTCCCCTCCTCCTTCACGCCCTCCTGGGGCGCTCCAGAGTTGGGGGCCTCCTGCCCTACCTCCTGGGTAAGGGTCTCCTTCTCGGGTTCCATGTTTCCCTCCAAAACAAAACCCGGCGCTTAGGCCAGGCTCACCACGGGCACCAGGCCCGTTAGCTACTCACCTTTGCATTCCTTGGCGTAAATCTGGCGAGCCTTCTCCTCTACGGACTTGTAGCCGTGCATGGCGGCCAGGCGGATAGCGTCCCTTAAATCAGCGCAGGAGATGACCCACTCACCGCCCCGGTAGCGCTTGTAGGGGGACTTCTTTTCGCGGGGGAGGAGGTACACGTGGCTGGGCACCTTCACCTCGTCCCGCTGGTCTACCGGGACGTTGGACGGCGTTTTGACCTCGGGCCCCTTCGCCATAGTCTCACCTCGCTCCCAGGTCCCGCCAGGTAGCCTGGCGGGTGTAGATGACGGCGTGGCCGCAGTTGACCCACTCCCTGGGGTCTGGAACGCTATCCCAGTCGTGTGGCGCGTCTACCTTCTGCCCCCGGTTGGGCCCGCCGGGCAGGGTGAACTTGCCCTTCTCTGGGATGGTGGTCCCCTCGAGGGCCGAATGCCAGTCACGGGGCTCCTTAACCGGGTAGACCCTGACCCAGGTCTTGAACATAGCCCCGGCTTCCCTTCCTGCCTGCTCTGCCCCTTCCGTCCAGCCTCGCCGGGTAGCCACATCCACTATGAGCCGGAGGTAAAGGCGCGGGTCCATGCGAAGCCCCTTCCCAGCCTCGGGGAGGACTGCCGCCGCCCTAGCCACTACGGTGTCGCCAAAAGTCACAGAGCGCTCCAGGAGAAGTTCTTGGGCCTTTATGGGCGGCACAAAGGGGAGGTCCAGCCAGGTGGCGTGAAGGGCCCAAGCCGTAAGCTGGCTGTCCAGGTGCGTCCTGAGCGCCAACTCCCGAAGGGCGGTCCACTCGCCCTTCTTCATCATCTGGGCCATGCGTTCGGCCAGCCTGCGGGCCCTGAGGTCCCCCCGGCGCTTGAGGCGGTCAAGGATTTCGCCCAGCTTGGCGAGGGTCACTCGCTACCACCTCCAAGGAGCCGGGCCACGTCCTGCGGCGTAACCAGCCCCTCTTGGCGTTGTAGCCAGGCTTCCAACTCCTCGTCAGACCAGGTGGGGAAGAAGGGTTGAAGCTCACGAGCCGCCACGCGCAAGGGCAGGAGGCCCTTTTCGTATAGCATGGCAATCACCTGGATACGGTCGGTCCGGTCTATGTCTATGGACGGGCTCACCGAAACCGACACCGGGTCAACACCGGTAGCCTCGGCGTAATCGGCCACCAGGTCGGTGAGGAGCTTGGACACCAGCCCGGCGATGGCCCGGCACATCTGCCGGAAGCGGATGTTCGCCTCGCGTAGGGCCTCACCGCTTGGAGAGTCGTTGCCCAAAAAACCGCCGGGCAAGGCCAAAGCGTCCCGGAGCTTTTCCACCTTCAGCTGTAGCTGGGCTCGAAGCTCCCCAAGCTCTCCAGGCCGCACCCACTCAAACTCGCCGCGGATGGGCAGGCCCGGCCCAACGGTCTGAAGCTGGGTGTTGTCCCCGAAGCGCGGGATTGGGTAGGCGGAAAGCTCCTCTACGCGGGCCAACATGAGCTCGGAGGCCATCACGTCCCTGAACATGGGAACGGCCCAGGTGAGGAGGCCGACGGGCAAGCCCTGCTCCGTCAGGCCCCAAAAGACGAAGCGAGGCCGGGCCCCCGGGATAACGCGCGTGGGTGGCCGCCCAAGCTCGGTGGGGGAGCCCAGCTCCTCCCACTCTCGGACCTCTTCAGACTCGAGGTCCCACACCCGCACCCACCACCGGAGGCCCCGAGGGTAGAACACCTGGGTGGCCTGGAAGAGGCCAGTCACGACGGAGGAGTCCCGAGGGTCAAGGTAGGGCATGATAAACCCACCAAGCCGCCCAATCCGGGGCTCGCCGCCCTCCTCTCTGACGTACACGTAGCCCGCCGCCGCCCCCGTCACGATGATGTCGGTGGCGAAGCGCCGGGCCAGGTCCTGGAGGTCTAGCTCGGCGAGGCGGCTATCCAGGGCGCTAGAGTCGCCGCCCCAGTTCACATCGCCAATGGCCCCGTTTAGAAGCGTGGCAAGGACGCGGGGGCCAACGGAGGCGGCACGCCGGACCGCCCTGCTCCAGGCCGCCCGTCCCTCCTCAGACTCCGGGGCGGGCAGGAACTGGCCGGGGGGCGGGCTGTAGGTCCCGAGGGCCCACTCCCTGGCCTCCTCGGTGAGCCTGATTTCCTCCAGAATGGCAAGCTCTTTCGCCCTCAGGAAGGACAGGAGGACCGCCGGGTCTACCGCCATGCGTGCCTCCTCTGCTCCTCATAGCTCAAGCCGGTGTAAAGACCAGGCCCCATGTAGGCATAGGCCAGGGCGTCTACCATGTCGTCGTGCTCGCCGAGGGGGAAAGCCACAAGCTCCTCCTCAAACTCACGGGGCAGGGTTGGGGCGTGCCAAACTAAGCCCTGCTCATAGCGGGCAATGAGGGGGGCCGCCCTGGCTACCTTGTCCCGGTCCGGCTTCACGCCTTTGACCGGGAGCCGGGTGGTTCTGAGAAGCTCCTGGACGAGGGCCGCCTGGTATTGGGCCGCCTCCACCGCTACCACTCGAGGCTTCCACTTGGCCGCAAAGGAAGAGATGAGCTGGAGCGTTTCGTGGAAGGTGGCCCTCGCCCTCAGCACGTCCAAGACCCAAACCCGCCCGTCCTTCTCCTGGCCGAGGGCTACCAGGGCCGTGTAGTCTGCGTCCTCCTTCTGGGAGATGGCAAGGTCCACACCCACGTAGACCTCGAGGCCCGCCGGGGGGTCCCCGACCCGTATCCACTCGCGCCGGATAAGGGCACCGGAGCCCTCCACAAACTGGGCCAGGTACTCCTGCTGGAAGGCGATAGAGGGGAGGGTCTTCCGGGCCTCCTCAAGCTCGTCCGCCGGGATGAAGGGGTTGGAACTGGTGGGCATCTGCCACCGGGCCCAACCCGGCCTCGTGGCCTCCTGGAAGAGGCGGTAGAAGTAGTTCTTGCCCTTGGGTGTGGAGAGGAACCAGGCTTCGCCCCGGAGGTCGGTCAGGGTAGGTCGTATAGCCGCCGCCCAAACCTCCTCGAGATTTGGGGCGATGGCCGCCTCGTCGATAACCACCAGGGCGTATTTCCTGCCACGGCCAGCGTCGCCGTCCTTAAGCGTCCAGAAGTCGATGGAGCCGCCCCCGATAAACTCAATGCGCCGGGTGGTGGTGTCCTTGCGGGTAATCACCGGGCCATAGACTCTCACCACCTCCCTCCAAGCCTCATCCAAGAGCTTGTACGTCGGCGCAAACCAGCCCATGGGGGCCCGCTCGGCCACCGCCTTCTTCACCAGGCGGATGCCGAGCGTCGTTTTCCCCCACCGACGGCCCATCACCAGGACGTTGTAGCGCTTGGCCTCGGCCAGGACCTGCGCCTGGGCCGGGTGGGGGGCGGGAAGCTCAATCCTCAGGCTTCTGGCGGTCATAGGGCACGTCCACAAACTCTATCCGGACCTGGCCGGAGTGCTCCAGCTGTTGCTTAAGGGCCCAGTCCGAGGGAAGCCGCCTCTCCAGCCACCAGGCCGCCGCTTGCCAGGTCCCAGACTCAGCCGCCTGGCGCACCACGCCCACGAACTTCATCTCGGCCTCGGCACGGGCCTTTTCTACAGCCTCCGCAAACGTAGCGTATGGCTGGAGGCCGTCACGCCCCTTCGCAAGCCACTCGTAAAGGGTTGTTTCGGTAACCCCCACGTACCGGGCCGCCGCCGCATAGGTGCCACCGGAGCGGATGACCTTGAGAATGGCCTCCTGGACTTCCGGGGTCAGCTTCGCGGGCCGCCCGCCTGGGGTTTTCTGGTTTTTGCGCTTGTAGCCCATTCGTCACCAAAAAGCCGGGGAGAACCCGGCTTGTCTACCGAAACACTTCTGGCTATTCTAGCTTTTAGCCTAGCGCAAGTTCCAAAGGCTGTCAACTTCTTGGCGGTGTAAGGTCTAGGAGGTCAAGCCCACTTGACATATTGGGGGGCACGTGCTAGCTTGAGGATGGAGGTGGTGAGGATGACGCGCTACATTAGGTCGCTCATGGGCGAGAAAGAGGCTGAGCTTACTTACAAGCTCGGCAATACCCCCATTCCTGCCCCTGGGTGGGGTTACGTCGTGCTCCGGGAGGAGGATAGCGGGGAGTATGACTACATGTACGTTAGCCGGGGCACCGAGGTCCGCCCCGCTGAAGGGTGGGTCGTGGTGGCTGACATCTTCCCCGCCTACGATGAGTCCTGGCCCGAGGCATATGGGCCAGATGAGCGCAGAGCCTGGCAGGGCTTTGTTGTCGAGGCCCTAACGCAGGCTGGCATCTTGCCAGAGGAAGCAGACCCCCACCCAGCAGACTTCTTCCCTAAGTGGTGGGATTAGAGGGTAGCCCCCCACGCCCCTAGCGGGGCGTGGGGGCGCAAAGGAGGTGGCGAGGACGAAGACCAAGAGCATCGTAGACGCATAACTGGAGGTCGAGGATGAAGGCTAAAGGCAAGGTAGTCAACTCTAAGTTGGCTCGGAAGGCCCGCAAGCTCATGGGCAAGCTCATCGCGGCCTATGAGAGGGCCGTGAAAGAGGACCCCTACAAGGAGTGGGCCATCGTCCAGGCCGTCCTGGATGAAGCCGAGCGCTTGGGCCTCTCCTGGGATGAGGAGTACCAGGCAATCCCCGGCTCCAAGAGCGAGGGGTTCGACCCATACACCATCGTGGGGTACAACTTCCGCACCCGCAAGGGCGATTACATCGGCCACATGGAGCACAAGCTCGTCGAGGACAAAGAGGTAATCTTCGACATCCGCGTCGTGAGCGCCTACTGAGGCCAAGGGAGACTAGGGGGCTGGGCGAACCCAGCCCCCTTAGCTTTTGCCGTTAAAGTTGCCCAGCCTTACCTTTGGCGTCACGTGCCAAATCAACAGCGTTAGTGTCCAGCACAGAGTACCCGCGGGATTCAAGCTCGCTCACAAGTATAGCGACGCCAGGCCGGTCAGGGTCAGCTACTATAGCGATAAGCTCAGACCACCGGTTTGCCCACGCCGAGTCCATGAGAGCGTACCCAAAAACAGGGAGTTCTATCACCACGCCGTCCCTCCACCTAACGTAAACAAACTCGCGCCACTGGATAGGCAAAACGGCCTTGATTGGCTCCCTCAATCCCCAGTCTTTCATGGCCTTATGTTACCTCCTAACCTTTCTGCTAGCCACAGGGCCGCCCTCGCCCAGGGTAGGAGGCCACCCCGTTTAACCTGCCCCCGCCCGTCCAGAAGAGTGAGGGGGCCCCCGCCCATCCTGGCCCTCTCCAGCCTCTGCCGTACTCCGTCTGGGGCCTCGGCGATGACCGCCATGACCTCCTCCGCCCGGTGCCAGCCCGTGGGGAGGAGGACGTACACACGCCTGGCCGCCCTAGCCCATTCACCTATAAGGGCCGGGGGGTCCAGGTCCAAGTGGTGGGAGGCGTGCCAGGCCACGACCTGGTAGGGGAGCCGGGCCTCCTCTGCGATGCGCTGGAGGATGGGCCTCGAGTCCAACCCCCTGGCCCTAGCATCCAGGATGGCCTGGTCCCAGTCCCCAGCCTTCAGAGAGCGGCACACCGGGCACCCCCATGGCCTGCGGGCAGGGGGGCCAGACGGGTTGGGAGCGACCGGCGTGGCCCGGTAGTCCTCCCGGGTCCTCCATTCCCGAACGGCCTGATACCAGCGCTCCGCCATAACGCGCTCTTCCGGGCTCATCTATCCCCCCAAAATCCCCCTAAACTCCCCCATCAAACACCTCCACTACCACCTGCACCCGCCCCGGCTTCTCCGGAGCCCGGCGCACCAGATGAAGCTCGGCCACCTGATGGTCATCCTGGACGATGTGGGCCTTTACCAACGCGTCCAGGATGGCCTTGAGGAGGTTGTCAAGGTCCCTCCTCCTCCTGTCTGGCGGCCAGGCGATGACGAACACGGCCACCTCGTTCTGGATAGGAGGCCGCGTCCCCTTGGCCTGCCTAAGGGTCCAGACCGCCTCCTCCACCCACCGCCTGGCTTGTGGGGAGATGAACCGCCTAGCCCCAGCCGCCCGCCAGTAGTGGTTGACGCTGGGAGGCCAGGGCAGGGTGGCACGAATGGGCTCGGTCATCGCACCTCCTTGGTGGCCAACGCCGGGTCTGCCCACTCCAAGACCCCACCGTCTGGGAACTCAACCTTGACTTGGACCAAAGAGCCGACATAGGCAGTAGTGAGCATGCCCACCACTACCCCATTTACCTCCAAGCGGTTGACAAACCTCAGTAGCTTGCCGAGCCACTCTTCAGACTCCAGGGGCCAGTCCCCGCCCAGGGCCATAACCGCGTCCAGCACCGCGGTGACCAAACGAAGCCCAGGGCGGCTACCGGGCTTCTGCTCAAGCGCCCCCGCCCAGAACCTTGTGATGAGAGCCTTGGCCCGGGCTTCATTCATCGCCTCAGCACCCCCTCTGCCTCACCGAGCACCCGGTAGAGCGCGTCCCGGTAGCGCCTAGCTTCGTCCTCCGCCCGGGCCAGGCGAGCCGTAGCGCTCTCTAGGGCCCCCTCCAGCTCCCGAACCCGCTGGGCCAGGGCCTTGGCGAGGGCCAGGGCCTCATCCGCCACCTGGGCCGCCTCGGGGGGCGCCCAGTAGTAGACCTGGTTGGCAAGCTCCAGCGCCGCCTCAATCAGCCGGTCGGGGTTCACCTTCCCACCTCCTCTGCTACGTGCGACTGCTTTGAAGCCAACCTCCACCCCGGCACACCAGCCAGCTCCATGGGCCCCCATCCGGCCCCGGATGGCCTGGGTTCCCCCGCTACCCAGACTGGGATGCCCGCCCCCAGCGCAAGGCTCAGGGCCAGGGAGGACCCGGGGCCTAGGGCGGGTGCGCCCCCCTCGGG